GGCGTTATTGACTCCAATAATTTGACCGCGTTCTTTATCTGATAATGTACTAAGATACCTTTTTCCTGCAGCATCAGAGTAAATACGAGGCGTTCCCCGCGTGTCGTCTACAACTATTTCCATCATACATAAACAAAAAGGATGTATTGGAACTGTTACACTATCACCTTTTTTGTATACACCCGGCCCCGCTCCATTGTCCACACTTACCACAAAATCACATTGATCGGTCCTGGGGTGGGCACTTGAAAGTATTATTCTGTACCCAATAGCTAGAGGCTCTTCTATGAGTTGCCTTTGAAATGATAAGCCGTAAGATTTAGCAAGCTCAGTTCTTGCTATTCTTGCATTATTGAAGTCTATCTTTTTTTGAAAGGCAGTGTCTAACGCTTTTTGAAAGACTTCCTTCTCTTTGTTGTTGATAGACTTGATTATGTTTTGATAGGCTCTCTTAAGCGCCTTTGACGGCCTTGACCTATCTGACAGATTATTTATATAACCCTGCGCGGTCTTTACTTGTTTCTGAAACTCTTTTATTTGTGTCTTTGTCAGCTTACCGTCGATATAGTCAGTTGCCAACTCATTAAGATCAGTGATAACACTTGAAACATCAGCAACCGTATTTGTTGCTTTCCCGATCTCTTTTGTTAGCTTAAGCCAGTTTGTTTGAAACTTAAGTTGCTCTTTTACAATATTTGAAACTATTCTTTCGGCGTCTTTTGTAGCACTGTGAAGCGTTTTTGATAATGTTGTGCCCTCCCAGGTACTATGTAGATAGTAATCAGAAGTTTCAAGAACTGAAGATATAGCTAGATTATCGCCAAGCCCAACATTTGTTCCGGCAATATTTGAAGAGAGAGTGATATTTTTAATATCATCGGCATAATTATTCTTATTAAATATCTCTTTTACTTCCTCGCTTATGTCCTCCCATTTCTTCTTATTAACCACGTCGTCAATAATAGGAGGGTATACCAATTGCATTTCGTTTGACGATCTGCTTGATATTCTCTGAAGCTTGTTTTTAGTTTGCCGAGTTTCTTTATTTTTATCTGAAGTTGCCATAGTCTAATATAAATACTTTACTTCTTCTTTTCCATCTTCATCAATTTCTTTTTAGCTGCTTTCTGTTCTCTTTTTAACAGCTTTGCGTATTTTGACCCAACGTTATAAGTGCCGTTCTTTGTGGCGTTATAAAATCTTAAATACCGTCCATCGTCCTTGTAGTTTTCGTGATCTCTATTTGTCGTCATTGGTCTCCCTTTCGCACATTTCAGATATAAGTTCAATCATTCTCATTCTTTGTTGATCGGAGAGCGTTAGTGTTAAAGTCGCCTCAGGCTTTCTTAGCTTATATATACCTCTGTTATCTTCATTAAACTTTGAAGTCCCAAGGCACAGGTTAGCACTTTTCACTGGAAACTCAACACCGTTATACTTAAATGATATTTCTGCTTTCATATTTTACCACTCAATACTTTTTTTGCAGTTGGAAGGCTTTTATTTCTAGTGTAGATTATTTCGCCTTTCTTTACTTTTTTAAACTTTAAACCCATTAATTCGGGACTATCTATATTTACAGCCCTCTCTATTTTTTTTGCAAAATCAGCGTCAACCGCCTTAAGAATATCAAAACCCGTTACAGTCTTTTTATTTTTCAGGGTACGTATTGCGTTTTGCTCTTCCTGTGTTAATTCTCTTCCGCCAATACTACCAATAGGTAAACTATCAATCCTGGCATGAGACCCTATCATTTCAAGATAGCACCTTAAATTATTCGTGATAAGGTTTATCAAGATCATTCTTCCATGCATTGACATTTTTTCATCGTCAAGGATTTCATCAATGTTTTTTCCTGCTGACCTGGTAGCCTTTATTGACTCGTCAACTTTTGTATTTCTATTCATACAACTCCCTTTCTTCGTAAATCGGTTTAATTCCTAAAAAATCACGGCTCATATCAATAATAACAAGTAGCACGATGAACGGCATCACAACAATTGTTGCTATCATTGAAACAAAGGCCCACGCGCTAAGTTTTAAAAATGCTTCTACCCTATCCATCACACCACCCGGTAAAGATATTTATCTCATACATTTTTCCATCTTCAATCTTATCCCCCCACTTGCTACAATCAGGACAAGTGTAATTATTTGCTAAAACAAGCATTCTTCCACACTTGCAAGTAGTCTTTTTGATAGGCAGGGCGATATTAACCATGCTCATTCAATACTTCCTTTCGCTTTATCTTTCATTCTTGGGAATCCCTGAACAGCTCGACAAGATTAATAGCACACCTTTGAGCTAAATTTCCTTCAGGATTATTTTTCATATCTATCTCAGGCTCAAACTTTAATGCAAGCTCTATAACACCACCCTCTTTTTCAACTATTGTAACTGTAGCTGTATTCTCCATACCCTTACTCCTCCCCTAAAATCTTTAAAGGGCAATCATCCGGGATGTTATACGGGTATGGATTTATTCTTTTAAGCTCCATACACGTCTCATTATAACTATAATACTCATTATCAAAATGCGGGCACTGATCACAATTATCTATTACCACAACTCTTTTACTCATAATTGCTCCTTATCCTTCATTCTTGGGGCGCCTTAAATATCTCCATTCATCTCTGCAAACGCAACTAAAGCTCTTATCTGTATAAGAAATTCGCTTACAGACATATCGTCACTGTTGTGGTATTCCTCCAACTCGTCTTCCACCTGTTTTACATAATCCATGCCCTTACTCCTCCCATTTCCTACTGTTCCGACTTCTCATAATTTCTTTCATAATACCTTATCGCCCAATTGCAGTACTCGCTATCCTCTTTACAGGGCCAAGTACACACCTTGCCTTTAGAGACTTCACATCTTTTACAATATTCGCTTTTATTATCCGGCACTACTCCTCCCATTTCTTTATTGGTCTTCTGATAGGGCACATTACAGTAGGATCAAACTTTTCTCCAACAAAAAGAGTATCTTTCCATCTCCAACTATTAGCATCATCAAACCACTCATCACCCTCCTTTATAACTTCACCCTTATTAAGTAATCTATAATATTTCATTCCGCCCACCCTTTCAACTCTTCTGCTCTCTCTGCTGTTTCTGCTATAAAATAGGGTACAACGTCCCCGTAATGCCTCCTACTCTCTTCTTTTCTTAGAAGGTCGTACCCTTCTATTTTACCGCCTAAGTGAATAACACCTAAAGACCATGTGTGTTTATGGTAATCACAAAACCAACACCATTCACCATCCGGTATATCATCAGGAGTGAATTGAGGGATTTTATAAAAGTCAATGCTGCTTGTTGCACCCCTTACACCTTGCACCACCCCTTTTGTAATAGAGACTATTAAATCTCTCTGATTTCCGTGAATATCTTCACACTTCCACCCCACAAGACCCCGATAATTAGGATTGATATATCCAGGCAGCAAATAACCATCTTTGAATATTTTCATTGCAGCCAACCTTGATCATTTTTGAAAAGCAGGAAATAAACAACAGAAACGATGATTAACGCTATAACGCTAAGTATTCCAGTTGCTATAAGTAGACTTGCCATGTAGTTTCTCCCTCCACATATAAAAAGGCAACCCCTTAATTAAAAAGGTTGCCTTTGTCGTCTTATGTAATTCAATTGCCGATAAACGGTCTCGTAAACCGAAAAGAACATTCTGAATCAATGCTATTATTGTTGTCTAAGTAACTAATACTGGAATTTACTGAGTAATAAACACTATTATCAAACATATCTACACTTAAGTAGTAGTTTTCAATAGACTCATTTGACAGTATTTCAGCAATAACTTTAGAGCTTACAAACTCTTTAATGAACACGCTTTTATTCTCTTTTTTACTATTACTAAAACTAGTAGCAGTGAAAACAAAAAGTATTACAATAAAGAAAAGTATACCAATGAACTTTTTCACGTCTCTCCCTCCTTTCCCTTTTTTATGATAACAAAAGTACCACACTTATTATACTTAATGTCTTACGGTATGTCAATACTTAATCTTTCTTTTTAATCAGAATATCTATTTCTTTTATCAAATCCTTTATTTCAAGACTTGAGGCGTTAGGGTGTATCTGCTTAACCAATGTTTTAAGGATATCGGCTTTATTATCCACAAGACCCTCTTCGTCGAATACTGCTATCATTCCCACAAGGTCGGCTATTGTTAGATCAGTTTGAGGTGTAAAGGTTTGCGGGTAGGTTGTTTCAGTTGTCCAAACAGCACCTTCGTCATTCATGTAAACTCTGAAAACCTGCTGATAAAAAATATCGGCTTCCATTGCAAGGCCGCGGGCGTGTTTTGACGTTGTTGATTTTGCAGAAAAAGTGAAAGCCTTTGAAACCCCGCTTTCCTGACTAATATTTTTACTTGCTGCAGTAACACCGCCGTCATCCATCATATCAAGCATTTCAGTTACAAGCTCTTTTATTCTCTTGGCGTGTACATCAGGAAGATGATAGTCCGGTGATAGTATGCCAGGAGGGTTCAGCTTGTTTTCACCGTCTTCATAAACAAGGGCGTTGTATAGACCGTTAGGCATTGCGGTTATCTTACCGTTTATCACATAAATACTATGCCCCTGTTTATCTATTACGTAGTCCATCACAGAGCCGCGATCATAAATGCCAAGAACCAACTTTGCAATTGAATATGATTCAGGGGTTGGTAAATAGTTTTTGTTATCGTCCCGGTCTTGTGAGAACATAGCCTTTACAGGAAGAAAGGGTTTGCCCTCAAACATTAGCGTATTTTCTACTTCTTCTGTTCTTGTCCATGAATACCCGTTATCGTCTGAATATTCACGGTAACGCCAATCTATACCCCAATACCTGCGCCACAACCTAGTACCGTTTTCTGTTGATGTAGCAGGCTCAACAAAAACAATTGATTCAAGATTGCCTTTTCTATCAGTTGTGTACATCGGGTTTCCGTCAGCATCACAGTAAACTTCACCGGCTAGTTTTATATAACAAAATGGCAAGTCGTCACCTTCTGCCATATCTCCAATAATAAAAGCCACGGCGTCACGGTAAGAAGCATTGAGCATGATCTTGTTTAACTGCTCTTTAGTGTCTCCACCGCCTGTAATGTTTGCGCAAAACTTAAGATAGTTATGCTCTTCCTGCGTCTCTGTTCCAATCAGCACGCTTGTTTTGATAGTCTGAAGTGAAAAGACTTCTTTATATTTCGCTCTCAGGTATTTATTATAATAATTTATAAAAACCGCTCTTTTGACCCTGGTTGGAAAATCAGGCTCGGTTTTATTTGGTACTATATAAGATTTTGCCCCGTTATCAACTGCACCTGAAAAGCCACCAATCCCATATTGACACTCAAGGAGGAATTTGTAAATATTAACAGTGTGGAAGTCTATATAGATATCCTTAGACGCCCGCGTGTTATCCTGTCTTATCAGGCCTGATTCTTGTCTATCCTTTTTGATTATAATATCGTCGGGACTATACTTTTTTACAGCTTCCATAAATACCCCTAAAAACTTAAATGTTTTTGTTCTATCATTCCTCTATTTGCTCTCATGTAGTTTTCAAGAGCATAACGAAGAGCATCGATACCGTGATTGTGTTTATCTTCAGGCTTTCCGGTGGACTCTCCAAACTTATCAAGCAGCCACTTATACGCCTTAAACTCTAATATAAGTTCTTTACATGAAATATCTATAATTATCTTCCAATTATGAAGCCACTGAATACCGAATACAATAGAGCCGTCGCCTTTCTTTGCGGGCCTTGCCCCCTTCGCGCCAAACTGTCTGAAGGCCATATAGTTGTCTTTTTGAGTATCACACGTTATCACGTCATCTTCATGTTCTAAGAAAGGCAGTATTAACGGAACGTAATCAAAGTTGGTGTATTCAGTCCTGAAGACTTCATCAAGTACATAAATTTCTTTTTTATCCGGATTTAACGCAACTCTTACAAAAGCTTTCGGATCATTAAAGCCAAAATCCTGACCATAGTAATAAGTACCAAAAAGGTCTTTTACTTCAGAAAGGTCGGCAATCTCCCAATTGCTCGATTTAAAGATAAGTCCTGATAATACACCCCAATTACCAAGCGTATAAACATCATACATATACTCATCAATTTCTTTATATCCTTCATACCTGTCGTGGTCTTCCTGGTCTAAGTGGTCATTATCCCAATGTGTTGATTTTACTATAAGCCTGTCTTCGTCTTGATAGAATACTTCGTCGGTTCCCTCAAAAAATCGCTTTCTTATCCAGTGATTTTCAATAACAGGGTTAAATATCAGGTGTATTCTCTTCTTAATTCCCCCCGTTTTACCTCTCAGCCTTGTCGTGAGCTTGTTAAAGTCCTTTTCTGATATGTCAGTCGCTTCCTCTACAAGAATGTCTGTTATAATGCCTTTACGCGGCTTTACAGACATAACCTTGTTTATATCATCAAGACCCCTGAAGAGTATTTGATAGCCATTTGTGCAGGTTATTTTTAAAGGTGATGTTTTGCAGTTGAAATATTCTTCTAGTCCAAATTGAGATATTGCACTTAATAGCTCATTGTAAAAAGAGTCTTCAAGAGTAGAATAAACCTCCCTTACAATAAGGTAGTTTCTACCGCCCTTCATCATATCCAAGATGACTTTTTGGGCATTGAATACCGACTTACCTGATCCGGCACCACCAAAGAAGATGTTTACATAGCTTTGACTGTTTAAATAGGGTAGGTACTTTGAATTAAAATGCTTTTTTGCTGATATTTTAATTTTAAGGGTTGACAATATTAGTCCTCTATTTCAATGTCAACACCGTCCACCGTCATATTTTTATTGATGTTTTCAATTTTACGCTTCCATTTATCAGGCTGCCTATTGCAAAGCCAAAATATCCCGGCTGTGTCTGAAGATATCACTTCTTCTTCATATTCCACGATTTCAACGTGTGATCCGTGAAGCTTTCCGTCTGATATCACCATAGGCTTTTTTACATTGCGGGTATATCCGGTAGCCTTTCTATACATTGATGCTACTACATTCTCGTCTGAAAATTCCTTCCCTTCCTTTATAGACTTACCTAACTTGGGATAATCTTTTTGCCACTGTATAATAGTCTTTTCTGTAACTCCAATGATATCAGCCATTTGCACGTTTGTAAGTCCAAGCATAGCCATTTTCTTAAACTGTTCAACATATTCAGGCTTATACTTTAAAGGGGCCCCTGGTCTCTTTAGTTTCTTTTTGAATTTCAGGCACTTTTTACAAGTCACTTTGTTCCACGCAATACTAATATTTTCCGTGTCAACTCCACATTGCGTCTTTTTCTTCGACTTGCCTACTGTTTTGTGAATAACTTTTTTCATACTTCTCCCTTGTAGTATTCACCTATAAATATAATAAAATGTAAAAACAGGGCTATTAACCCTGTATGATCTCTATTACTTTTAAGGCTGCGTCTCTTGCTTCCTGAATAGTCCTGTCAGGTCTTGAATGGTCCCACATTAAGGCCGCTACACTTTCAGATAAAGTCTGACTTACTGCAGCTACAGGAGTTATGTTTTCAACATTTTCCCCTAACAGAAGACCCTCTTTATCAGGCTTTTTATCTACTTTACTATCTTTCTCAGTATTTTTATTCTTAACCTTTCCCGGTGGTCTTCCTCTTTTTTTCTTCGGACCGTCTAAGTTAATATCCTTCCCTTTCGGCTTATAAGACACTATCACGCATTTTACATCCCTTTTAACAACCTCACAATACATTCCCTCCATCATATTACATTCATCGTGAGGGTCTGTATGATAGCACTCGTTACTTGGGCAGGACATAGAATTATTACACTGAACAATATTTGTTATGTCTTTACTCATTACACTTTTCCTTTTTTATATAATCTAAAATACGGCCTACGGCATCATAAAACACTTCAGTGTCGGAATTATAGGTTCCCAAAAGCATTTCAACCGTTTCAACATCCTTCATTATGCCAGGCTTTCTTTCATCACCCCTAAAAGCTTCTTCATAATTATCGCGGTATCTTTCACCGTTAACTTTTCTTACAGGACCGCTTTTGTCATCATTCCTTTTATTTTCTTCCATCCTTCTTCCTTTGCTTCTGACTTGTTAAATGATACGCGCCACATAACCGGCACTTATAACACGCCTTTTCTCTTCTGCCCTTTTTCCCGTGAATTACCCTAAGTAGATTTTCAGCGTACTCCTTAGAATACGGCCTTTTCTTACACCTAAATACTTTAATTCCTTTTAAAATATCAGACATCTCTTTTTGATAAAACCTCAAAAGACAACATCACATACCCAGGCTGAAGGTAATTATCATTTTTAAGAACGTGCGTTACCTTTGCGCCAACATAGCGCCCGGTAAAATATCCCGTAGCGTGGCCTCTATGCTTAAAGTACTGCTTCAATATCAGAAGATCACCTCTTCTATAATCCCGATCATTCATTCTTATTTCTGCTGTTTTATTCCCATTAAAAACGTCTGAAAAGAACGGTTCGACCGTTTTTAATTCATGAGTTCTGATATTATCAATATCACTACTATCCTTTATAAGCAATTTAACCGCCTATCAACTTTTCATGAACTTCGGACTTTTTTATACATTTATCGCCAAATGTATTATATAGAGCGTGTTTAATCAACTTTGAAACGTCCACTTCTTCAGATCGCTTTATGATCTTTTTATTGAAGAATTTTACTTTTCTATCCAAAAACATTTCAGTTCTTTCCGAAACTCTTACATTGATTCTACCGTTTGCCATACCTTGACCTTTCTTTATTGGTTATATATAATTATACATCACGTCTTACGGTAAGTCAATGTTTAATGTTTGTGATTACTAAAATCAATACACGATAAGCACGCTTTGTGCTTGTTAGATGATTTTAAAAATCGACATGAAGAGCATTTTATATTTAACTGCTTTCTTATTCTGTCGTCTTTCCTTCTCCTTTCTTCCGAAGAATAGGCTTTTGACATTATCGGCTGACTTCCTGGGGTTGAGTCTGTATAGCATACTGTTTTATTTTTCATTTTCTTTTTTTAGCCTTTCAATTATAGCTTTATACTTAATTCTTTCTTTACTGTCTTCAGGGTACTCGTAGAGGGTTCTTTCCCATTCCTTTAGTTCTGAATTGGTGTACCTTTTCTTTGCATATTTCTTTTCTTTGTATGCAGATTTAACCCTGTTCAAAAAGACTCCTTTGTTCAAAGGCGTTGCCCTGATCATCTCTAATGATATCAGTGTTTTTAAGTTCGGTTGTGCAAATATTTACTTTTCCACAAAATGACTTAAAGCGGCCGTTTTCAACATAGCCCGTATATTTTCTACTTAATGTTGTTGAATTAGATATCATTTTTACATTAATCCTTTTTGACTCTACTGATAAGTGAATATCCTTATCTTTGTTTATTTTATCAATCTCGTAGTCGGGCAATATTTTTAGAAAAGAAACTATGTCAAGACGCCCACCATAATAAGCCTTTTCTAGTAAGTCTAATTTATACTCAGGCTCCATTCCCTCAAGTTCGTCAATTTGATTGTGAAGCAATCTTAATTCTTCGCACTCTGAACAATCTTTTTTGCTGCACTCACTACAAACTTCATCCTTTGCAGCCTCTTCAAATTCGTAAGAGTATTTATCTACCGCCTCAAGTATATCGGTTTGACTAAAGTTATTTTCTATAAATTCCGACTCTTCGGTTTCCTTGTT